GATGAATCAGATGAAGAGATGGGTCTTTTCGCACAAAAAGATACCACCATATCGTTCAGATTAGCATTTAACACATTAGTAAAAAATGGCTTTATCAATTACTACAACTTACGCTGGTGAATTCGCAGGTAAGTACATCGCAGCAGCATTATTGTCTGCACCAACAATCGAAAACGGAGGAGTGACAGTTATTCCTAACGTTAAATACAAGCACGTTATCCAAAAATTTGCAACTGATTCAATCGTTAAAGATGCAACTTGTGATTTTGATGCTTCTGGAACAGTTACATTGACTGAAAGAATTTTACAAACAGAAGATTTTCAAGTTAACTTGACTTTGTGTAAAAAGACTTTCCATTCAACTTGGCAGTCTATGGAGATGGGATATTCTTCATTTGACCAATTGCCTACATCATTCGCAGATTACTTAATCGCTTATGCTGCTGAGAAAGTTGCTGCATCAATGGAATCTACTATTTGGGTAGGTGCTAACGCAACAGCAGGAGAATTTAACGGAATCGCTACTGCAATTGCTTTAGATGCTGCTTTGCCATCTGCACAAGAAGTAGGAGGTACAACAGTAACATCTTCTAACGTTATCGCACAACTTGGTTCATTAGTTGATGCTATTCCTGCTCGTTTGTACGGAAAAGAAGGTTTGCGTTTATATGTTTCTCAAAACATCGCTAAGGCTTATGTAAGAGCATTAGGTGGATTTGGTTCTTCAGGTCTTGGTGCTAATGGTATGAATGCTGAAGGTACAATGTGGTACGCTAACGGAGCTTTGTCTTTCGATGGTATTCCAATCTTTATGGCTAATGGTATGGCTTCAAACACTGCAATTGCTACAACTGTTGATAATCTTTACTTCGGATGTTCTTTGCTTTCTGATTTGTCAGAAGTTAAAGTTTTAGATATGTCTGATTTGGATGGTTCAAATAATGTACGAGTGATTATGAAGTTTGCTGCTGGTGCTACTTATGGATGGGCTGAAGATATGGTTACTTACGGAATCACAAATTCTGCTAACTAATATTAACCTATTAATTATTGAGGGTGGTGGAATATCTGCCACCCTTTTTTTATAAATTTTAAAATATATATAATATGGCTTGTTCAATTTCTTGGGGTAGACCTACACCTTGTACTGATTCAGTAGGTGGATTAGATGCAGTTTATTTTATTAATGAAGATAATTCTTTAGGTACGCTTGTTTTTGGAACAGGAGATACTGAAGATTTAATCACAGATGTTACAGGTGGTGAACCTTCACTTTATAAATATGATTTAAAAGGTACATCTACATTTAATCAAGTGATGAATGTATCTCGTGAAAATGGTACTCGTTTTGCAGAGCAAACACTTGTATTAAATTTGCCTGTGATGGCTTCAGTTTATCACAAACAGTTTAAACTTTTAGCAGCAAGTAATTCAAAAGTAGTAGTACGTACAACTTCAGGAAGTTTCTTTTTAATGGGAATGGAATTTGGATGTGATGTAACTACAATTAATGCAAATAGTGGTGCTGCAATGGGTGATATGACAGGGTATGAAGTTACTCTTGTTGCTCGTGAAAAAACTTTTGCTAACTATTTTGATGCTACAACAGAAACTGCTTTAGTTGCTTTATGTAATGGAACATTAGTTACAACTGATTAATATCTAAAAAACGATAAAGGAGGGATGCAGAGATGTATCCCTTTTTTTATTTAAAACAAAAACACAAACTATAAGTTATATAAGTATATGATTATCCTAAAAGAGCAAAATACATCGCAGACTTTTAAGTTTATTCCGAGATATTACACAGGAGTAAATTTACGTTTAGTCAATGAAAGTAGTGGGCAGGTATATAGTTATAACGTATCTCCTGAACGTATCGGATATTACCATCAAATAACACACATCTTAGATACTAAAGAAGGTAACTTTTATTCACTTACTATATTTGATGACGATGCGAATGTAGTTTATAAGGATAAAGTATTTTGCACAAACCAAGAAATAGCAGATTACACAATTAATAAAGACGAATATGTACAGAAATCGTCTGACAACGAATTTATAATATATGAATGATATCCACGTTATCAATTTAAGCCAATATACACAGCCTAAAATTGTCGAAAGCAAACGTAATGAATGGGTAGAGTACGGAGAGAATAATGAGTATTATGACTTTCTTATTGACTGCTATCAAAATTCAACTACAAACAATGCTTGTATAAACAACATTTCAAGATTGATTTATGGCAATGGCTTAAGTGCTAAAGATGCAGGAAGGAAGCCTAACGAATATGCACAGATGAAGATGCTATTCGGAAAGAATATGCTTCGTTCTGTCATTATGGATTTGAAAATGTTGGGTAATTGTGCTTTTCAACTTATTTATACAAAGGACAGAAAGAAGATAGCAAAGGTAGAGCATATACCAATGAATCTATTAAGACCTGAAAAATGCGATGAGAAAGGCAAAATAAACGCTTACTACTATTCGGATAATTGGGAGGATATTAAACGTTATGCACCAACACGGATTCCTACTATGGGAACTTCATCTGAAAGTATTGAAGTGCTTGTTTTAGGTCATTACTCCGTAGGTCAAAAGTATTTTAGTTTTGTAGATTATTTAGGTGCTTTAGACTATTGCGTAGCAGAAGAAGAAATTGCTTTATATCTAATTAACGAGATTAAAAATAGTTTTTCAGGAACCAAAGTAATCAACTTTAATGGACTTGTTCCAACTGAAGAACAACAGAAAGAAATCACTACTAAAGTGATGGGCAAATTGACAGGTAGTACAGGACAGAAGGTAATTGTTTCTTTTAACAATAATAAAGACTTAGCGACAACTGTTGAAGATATAAGTTTGACAGATGCACCAGAGCATTATAGTTGGTTAGCAACCGAAGCACGAGATAAGATATTGAATGGACATAACGTAACAAGTTCAATGCTTGTAGGAATTAATCAAGGTGGGCAGGGATTTAGTTCTAATGCTGATGAAATAAAAGTTGCTTCTGCTTATTTCTATAATACAACGATTAAGCCATTCCAAGAACTTATACTTGATGGATTGGACCAAATATTATCCTTTAACGGAATTTCACTTGATTTGTATTTTGAAAGGTTGACTATCATAGACCCTGCAGAAACTACTGTCAATATGAGTGCTGATGTAGATTTAACTGATGAGGTAGGAGATAGCATCTTAGAAGAATTACAAGGTGAATCTATGGGTGATGAGTGGGAAGTAGTAGATAAGCGAGAATACAAAGACACAAATTGCAGTATTGATGAGTGGATTCAAGAACACGAACCTAAAAAATCAATGCTTACTAAACTTGCAGATTATATTACTTCTTTTCCAAGCAGAGGTTCAAACTTGGACAAATCAGTTTATAAAGTAAGGTATGAATATTCTGCACGATACAACAAGGATAAAACACGAAGATTCTGTTCTAATATGATGAGTAGAACTGCAAATGGAGTAGTTTATCGTTTAGAAGATATTGATAAAGCAAGTAGAGCAGGAGTGAATAAGCAATTAGGACATAAAGGTGAGCCTTACGATTTATTTAAATTCAAAGGTGGTGTAAATTGTGGGCATTACTGGAGTGAGGTACTTTATAAATTAAAGACTAAAAAAGACGGTAAAGGCTATGTAGAAGATAAGGCGTTAAGTTCATCTGAAGAAGTAGCAAGTATACCTAAATCATATAAGCCACGACCTTACGGAACTGCTGAAAGTAAGATAGCACCTATTGATATGCCTAACAATGGGCATCACCCAAATTACGGAAAATAATATGGCACAAGCATTATTTGTTACAACAGAAGATATAAAAAAATTCACTGCCTTAAATGGCAATGTAGACCTTGATAAGTTTATACAATTTGTCAAAATAGCACAAGATACACATATACAGGAATATTTAGGTACTCGTCTATTTATGAAGTTTAATGATGATATTGTCGCTGATGATTTAGCAGAGCCTTATACATCGCTTTTAACGACATATATTAAGCCTATGGTTATACATTGGGCATTATATGAATATTTGCCTTTTGCGAGTTATCAAATAGCAAATAAAGGCATTTATAAAGGTGGAAGTGAAACAAGCGAAACTGTAAGCAAAGAGGAAGTAGATTATCTAATCAATAAGCAACAGAGCATAGCACAACACTACACAACGAGATTCAAAGATTATATGTGCTTCAATCAAGCATCGTTTCCTGAATACTACGAAAATAGCAACGGAGATATGTTCCCGAATCAAAACACGATTAATTATGGCTGGTACTTATAAACCAAAACAAAGTAATATAATTAAATTACAAGCATTCATTAAATCATTATCAAAATGAGAATAATTAAAAGAATCAAAGCGACAACACCGCCTTTCTTTAAGAAAGTGAGAAACATTGGTTTAATAGTTGCAGGAGTAGGAACAGCAATAGCAACGCTTCCTGTTAGCTTACCTGTTGGATTGGTAGCAGTATCTTCATATTTAATCGCAATAGGCACAACAGCAGCCACTATTGCTCAAACTGCTGAACAACGATGACAATAGATAGTGCAACGATTTGGTTATTTATTATTGGTACGGGAACGACAATAATCGGTTACTTCCTTAAAATTGTACATAATGATGTACGTAAAAACACGGAAGAAATAGGAAAGCAGAAAGGTAAGATTGAACTTGTTGAGCAAGAAGCACGATTAAAATATCAGGCAATACAGGAACAAACACAACTTGAAATAAAAAATCTTGCTAAAAATGTAAGTGAATTATCCAGTGCAGTTAAACAA